TCCCTGAACCTGCCTTGAAATTCATGTTATGCCAAGCCAAAGCTAAAGCCATAACACAGTCATCATGGAAGCCTGAAGGGGCAGAATATTTAACCCCTGTCGGAGTGTATTGATATTCAAAGATTTCTAACTCCTGTGTAATGATTCCCTCAGGGAAACCGATCCTGCCTGTTTGTATGGCAGTCTGTAACCCCATCATTAGTTGCTGTTTGGACTGACTTGTAAACTTAACTCCTTGAATATTAATACCTTGTCTAAGTAAATCTTCAAAAATAGGATCACCCACACCTGTCGAATCAATGACTATTGGTTTTCTGGGTAGGTTTAGGATTTCCTGCTTAGTACTTCCCCAATCCCTCTGAAACCTCTTTAAAAGGCTAACATTGCCATTTTGGTCCAAACCAATGATAACGGTCCAATCCACAGACTTCGCCAAATCTATGCCAAAATAAAGGGGTTCTGAGGCACTCATTGGTTTTGTGCATTGCTTGATGAACTGACTGCCAAATGGGTTCGATGCGTTTTCCATTGGGTTCGCCATGTACTCCTGTTCGAATACAGCCGGTGGTAGTTGGGTTCTTGCGTCATCTATTTCATCGGGGGATATGTGTGGGTTATCGTATGTTGTAAACTTGAAGCTTTGCCACCCCTTTTCTCCTGACTTCATGTACAGGGAATAAAAGTAATTCTGCCCTTTTGGGGTTGACAGAAATATTGCCCTTCCTCTGAAGTCTGTTAATGTAGGTCTGATCGCATTCAGCCAACCATGTTCAAGATTCGGAATGTAGGATGCCTCATCAATGATTGCCATGTGGAATTTCTGACCTCTTAAATTGTCAAGCCTTTCACCCGTAAAGAACCTGATTGATCCGCCTGAAAAAAAGTTGAATACTAAATCTGACTTATTACCTGATGCAATAACAGTATCTAACCTGTTTCCTATTTCTTCGTAAAAGATTTTTGCCAACCCATATGTAGGGGTAATATATGCCACAAGTTTGCCATCAAGTGCATTCTCAATAGCCAATGACTGACTGATTACACTCTTGCCCCATCTTCTACCGCACATTAAAACAATAAACCTCGCATCACAATCAAGAACCTTCGCCTGTGTCTGATGTGCTATCGGAAGCCATAGGTCCACCTGTTTTGTTTCCGTATTTGACAATGATCTCAGTTTTTACTTTATCGTTGTTTTCATTCTTTGTACCATCTGACCATTGAGTTCTGAACCTATTGATCATGTTCAGCCTCCATATCCTATCGTTGAAAAATGGTATCTCATTGACCATCCCCATTCGCCCTATTTTCTCCCACCATGCCATTGATTTTGCAGTCCCTATATGTTTGGCATCGGAAAATTCTTTGTGCACTTTCGCCCATTCGTACAAAGTATCAATGTGAACCTCTACAATTCCTGCAAAAGAATCAAAGGAATAACCCTCTGCCATGTGCTCAATCAGCTTATTACAGTATTCCTCTTTGTACTTTGTGGGTCTACCTACCTTGTCCCCTGTATGTTCGTTCTTTTCTGTCATGTTTGTTAAATGATTTTTGTGCTTTGCCTTTTTTTCGTTTCCCGAAAGAAACCTTTATTTTATCCTGTGATCCTTTTTTCATCTTACATTAATTGATAAATCTTTGACCATTGTGTTGGAAGTGGTACTTGTTTGTGTATTCTGTACCCTAACTTAAAAAACATATCATCCCACTCATTTTGTTCTTTTATGTTTATATGCCCCCACATTTCATCATTTGCAGTCTTTTGACTTGTACTGCTAAACAGAATCCATATTGGATTGATCTGCTGAAAAATTCCTTTTATTTCATCATCAGTCATATGTTCTGCTGTTTCAATAAACATCAGAATATCTGTTTTTGGCAGTTTGGTAACTAATTTTAATTCAGTTAAATTTTTCTTTAAATAGTCTTTATGACTTTTAAACTTCTCAAATGCATATACTTTAAACCCATGATCAATTGCTGCTTTGCTATATGCTCCAACTCCGCAACCATAATCCAAAATACTCGCACCATATCCATTGAGTTGAGCAACTGTATTCCTTGCTAAATCCATGAATTGCGGATTATCTAAACTGACACCCATTTTGAGTTCAATATCCAAAAACTCTTTATCAGTATATTTTGCCATAAATATCAATAAATCTTTCGTGTGTTTGTTTTAGTAATTCTATATATTCTTTTTTGTCACCATACTTCTCATGGCACATCCTACAGACTGCCATCAGGTTTTGGATCGTGTCTTTATCTTTGCTGCCACCCATACCCCTGCAATCAATATGGTGAATGTCAACAGCTTTATTACCGCATACTTCACAGCCAATGAAATCATCAACTCCATAACCGAAATATTTCATGTAAATTTTAGTGTGCTGCTTCATTTCGTACCATCTTGTAAAGGTTCATGCACTTCAGGCTCTATTCTCCTGTAATGCTCGGACCATAAAATTTTAGTTAAAGTTATTGATTTTTCTACAACCTCTTGCTCTGTTGCTTCGGGAAATAATATGTGAAATACTTCGTGTATGACAATCTCTAAATGCTTACGGGATTTGATCGAAGGATCAATTTCGATCAGACCATCAGAATGGGCAATACCCCAAGCCTTTTCTTTTCCAAGCTTACGGTATTTAATCCTGATCTTTGGCTTTCCTTTTCTAAGCAGCAACGTCATCTTTCATTTCCATTAAATCGGGTCTTTCTAAATCTGACAAATCTATTTTATGATTACCTCGCACCTTTGCCAATGCCCTCCTGTATATTTCCTCTTTCTTGTACAACTCCTGCATTTTCTTAATCAGATAGACTTCCTGTTCTTCGATGCTCATTTTATTTATTTTTTTAGGTAACATATTATTTGTCGGTTTTAGAATGAAATTTATGACAGGTATTGCATTGATATTGAATCTTTTTAACCCCCGATGCTGTTGTTCTTCTCATACTTACAACAATTTCATCTGATCCACATTCAGGGCAAGTTCCTCTATCTTGCCCGAATAAAACCCCATAATGACTCTTTGGCTCAATGTGATTGTTCAGGTGCTTGAATACTTTTTCAAGTAACACAACATCCATTTTACAATACTTAATCATTTTCTCCATTGCTTGTTTATCATTCTCTAAAAGTATTGACTTCCACAAATCGAACTCAGTCTTTATCTTTTGCCCGATACCTAAATACTTAGCAATGTAGTTAAGCCTGTTTGAATTGAACCTGAACTTGGACCTTGCAACCTTTAATGTATCAATAGTTGTATATTTCGGGAACATATCAATACCATGATACAAGCATCTCGTTCTAATCCATGCTAAATCAAATTTGTCACCATTATGCCCAACCAACTCTGTTGCCTGATTAGCCACCTCAATGAACTGCTCAAGCATCTTTTTATCAGATTGCTTTTTATCCCATTTGAGTCCGTAAACTTCTTTTTCTTCTTCCCACTTATAACAAATACAAATTATTGATCTTTCTTTTATTATACTTTCAGCACCTATTTGAACTTTATGTCCAATATTCCAAACTAAAGCAATATTGCTTGAAACCTCTATATCAAAGAACAACCTTTTTCTTTTAGATTGTCCTTGTTTTTTTTCGTTCATTATATCTTGCTTTAGCTTTATTTAGTATCTTTTCTCTATTATTTAAATACCAATTATGTTTGTATTTAACAATATCCCTACATCTACCATCAATATAACTATTAATCAATTCTGGTCTATTACAAATATGCATACCATTTAAAATTGAATGTTTTATATTTTCAGATATAGTAACATATTCTAAATTTTCAGGCATATTATTTAACTTATTACCATCTTTATGATTAACACATAAGTTTTTTGGTCTTTCTCCAATATAAAATTTAGCTACCAAACTGTGAATTGTTTCACTTTTATTATTTACTTTAACAGATAAATATCCTGAAGGAGTTAAATATTGTTTTAATTCTCTACCTTTTGCGTGTTTTGAATTAGAATATACTTTTATTTCATTATTTAATCTATCAATTTCAATTTGATAATATTTAGGCAAATAAAATACATCTT